CTTCTCCCATATTCCCTCTGCTTTACCTCTACAGAATGTTGCTTTCCAAGCATGGTCATTTCCGCCTGACTTTTAAGAGCATCAATAGCTGGTTGAACCAGATGAATTGTCCTTCCGGTGCCAGCATCGGTTTTTGGTGGAGTGAATTCGCCAAGTTTTGTATAATTCCTACGGATGGTTATAGTCCTTGCTTTAAGATCTATATCTTCCCATGCCAGCGATACCAGCTCCCCGTGACGAATACCCGTGTATACAGCGAGAATCCACAGGTTTTTTGTTTGTTGATGACGGCAAGCCTCAATAAAACGAATAAATTCGTCACGGGTGAGAGGATCTGGTTTTACCTTGGACTTTTTTAAGGGGGCCAGACCGTTAAATGGGTTTCCTGAGGTATAACCATTATCTGTTGCAAATTGAAACATTCCAGCTATGGTTGTCATATAGTAGTTTACTGTGACCACTGAGCGCCCTTTTATGGAAGAAATCTTTCCATTAGAAAGCTTTTGGTAACCGGTCAACAAATCTCTCCTTGCGAAAAGTAAATCCTCTTTTGTTATGGATGAAACCAGTTTTTTCTCACCCAACATAGGCAACATGTTTTTAATTACTGACTGGTAACGATTAAGTGCATTCGCACAAATCTCAATTTTCTTAAGGTCCAACCATTTTTCCGAAAGTGCCTTAACGGTTATCTCTCTTTTTCCCAGACCAAAGTGTTTCAGGTTAGGGGAATTAGGGAACTGTGTAGCGTAGTCGAAACTCCCCATTCTGATTGCAAAACAAACGGAAGTGCGAAGTTCACCTGCGATCTTCCGGTTTTTGGCGGTGTCAGGAACACCGAGGTTTTCTCTGACACGTTTGCCATTATAGTGAAACCATATACGGAGTGATCCTCCATGGTTTTCAACGCCTGTCGGGTATGATACGTTACTCATTAAACCTCCCAGACGTCCAGGAGCATTAACAGGTTAACCGGAACTTGCATTTTTGGCACCTGGTTGTTTCTGGTTTTCGATCCATCGCATAATTTCTTCGATGTTGTACAGGCATTCACTGTAATGCCCAGGATCACCTTCTACAGCGTAATGGCGGTATTCTTTTCCCTGCATCCATGACTTTCTTCTGGCCCGCTCGATGGTGCCGGGCTTTAGCCCTGTTGATGCAATAAGGACTCTCTCCGTACACCATTTGCTGGGGGTTATCTGATAGATGATTGTCTGCATGCCAACCTCATAAAACTTTCATCCACGGCAGTGGCACCACATTTCAAACATTCGCTTCACAACTTCACGACAGTAGAAGCCATCAACATCTCGCGTCAGGTCATAGTGATTGCCGTAACGCTGGTGGACCCATCGTTCAAATGCTTTATTCATTCTTTACTTCCTTTTTATGGCTCGTAATTTTTTCAGGTGCTTTTCCTGCTCAGTGTCCGCGAGAATTTTGCGGTACTCCTGGTGGTCAATATGTTCGAACAGGCAGTTTAACTCACCAATGCGTACCCGCCCGGATCGTCCGTCCACCCGTCGAAAGAACACTGAGTGCTCAGTGATGCGAGTAATCACCACGGGGTATCCGGCTCTGTCCGTGTATATCTGACCGCGTTGAATCAAAGCGAACATGTGGTTATCCCCATCGACAAATCGAGAACACAACAAACGCTGCTGCGAATACCACCCCCAGAGTTACGATTGCATCAGGCCAGCTCATTGATTCACCTCCTGCCTGTCGTCCGGCATTCGCTCACTACAGCTTATCCAACCATCCGGAGTTACCGGAGAGTTGCCCGATAGTGCATTCTGCTCCAGTGATGCTTTTACAAACCACGCTGCCTGAACTATAACGCCATGAATCCAGCGCAAATCAGCATCGCGATCTTTCTTTTTCATCTTTTCGCCACTTAAGGCCTTGCTTATGTGGCTGCGTACCAGGTCTTCATGTAATTCCTTCGCCTCCTCAATGGTGAAACCACCAGGCAGAAGAGCCGGAGTTACCGGAGAGCTGGTTGACGCTTCCGGGATTTCCCGAAAATTATTGGTTGACGAATTCTTGCTTTCCCGAAAGTTTCCGGACTGAAGCATGGCGGTGCGGCAGGCGTTCCATATTTCGGCAGCAATATCGCGCTCGCTATCGGTTAATTTGTACGTGGAAACATAGCCAGAGAGCATTTCTACGTTTTCCGGAGTTGCTTCTTCCGGCACTACCGGCGCTGGCGGGGCGGCAAATAGATATCCGCCAAAGTCAGGAAGCTCTCCAATGGCCTGTACGAACTTTTGTTTGCCTACGTCAACTCCTAATGGGTAATGAGCTATAATCTTTGCCACCGGCTCTGCTTCCAGCGATACCAGAGCAATTCGTGCCAGTTCTTCCGCTTCTTCTGCTGGCAGTACAACGTTGCTACCCGGTCCGTATGTTTCGCGCCACTGCTTGATTGTCAGCAGTCGCCCTTTGGTAATAGTGATCATGCCGCGTTTCCTTCTTTCTTATTAACAATCACACCGTCATATATTTCATTAAGGTGCCCTCTCAACTCCATGCGCCTTAATGCAGATAACATGTAATCGCATTCAACCTGCTTATTCCCAGTAAATGGCTTATCGTCAGGATTACCCCAACAGCAATTACCCCTGGGCCATCCATGTACTTTCCGTACTCTTCCGTTAACAACGTGAAGTAATCCCCAGCCGGGAGGTAAATCCTCAACTGAAATAATTTCCGGCTCACTAATAAAGAATCGCCAGTCGCCCATGCCAAGTGAGGGATTTTTACGGAAACGCTTTTTTCTATCTGCCAACAAGTCAGCACGAGAACACTTCGCCTCTATCAGGCATGATGCTGAATTTCTGAATCCCATAGCATCTGGCTGTTCTCCGGTACTGGTTACAGCAACAAAGCGGTCATGAAAGCAAACCTTGAACCCGTTGCGCTTAAGGAACTTGTACGCAATCTGACAGAGTTCGTGGTGTGTTAACGCCATATCACTCTCCTTTGATGCGAATGTCAGCGACGCGTAATGCGTGTTCTAGGTCAATCAGGTAAAGCCAACTGCCATTTTCTTTAGGTATCATGACTTGTCGCTCATCTGCATTTATCGGGTGTCCATATCGAAGGTCGTAGCGAGTCGGTAATTGAACTTCCCGCGCTTCCAGTTCAGCAATACGCTTGCACCCATCAGAGATAACTCCCTCGTAATACTCGCGCTGCTCGTTGAGTTTTGATTTTGTCTCCTCAAGCTCAACGCGCAGCTTCCCTACCGTTAGCGCAATATCCTCGTTCTCCTGGTCGCGGCGTTTGATGTATTGCTGGTTTCTTTCCTGTTCATCCAGCAGTGCCAGCACGGTAGCCGGGTTAGCCTCTGCTATGAATTCAGCGTTTGCATAAGCCTGAGCATCTGTTTCAACCAGGCAGTTAACGTGACATTCTGCAATTACGCCACCGGGTTCTCCTTTCCATTTTTGACAAACAAAAACTCCTGTTAAATTGCCGTGTTGGTTAACAGATGTATGCCCTACGATGTAGCTTCCTTTAGTTGCTTTCTCTGCCTTTTCACGCAGTACCTGATAGTTAATGTTGCTCACTGGTTGCCTCCTTTACGGATCTGCGCTGCGATGCACGAAAAAAAAGACTTTCGCGTATGACTGTTAAGAGCTGGCGCGAACGCCGCGTTAAGAACGGCGGCATCACAGCCGTCATCGATATAGAGCGCAATTTTTTTCTCCAGGCGTGCTTTGGCTTCCTGCAACTGCATATCCCGGCACGCACGCGGGATATACTCAGCAATTTGAGCGATAGATTTTTCGTTCTGTTTAAACATGCTTCACCTCGATAGGCTTGATGGTATCGATCAGCAGTCGGCGGCGAGTATTTTCTGCAAAGTGGCGGCGTCCGGTTTCTTTGTGGTAAAACTCGTTTTTTCCGACGACCCACATCCGCTTTGTCTGGTGCAGTTTTTTTACCTGCGGACCGTCTCGGGTGATAACAATTCCTGTATGAGTTTTTATCACGCTCATTTTTTATTCTTCGGTGCTTTCGGCATTACTGCCCAGTGAGTGATATTGACGTTTTCAAGGTCCCCGACCTGAAATGTCCACAGCCATTCTCCGGTTTCTTTTTGTCCCCAGGTGTACCAGAGAGAACGCCAGCCAATTAGCCAGCCTTCTCCGTTAGCATCAAATAACAGAACACTTTCATTTGCTGGCGGCAGTTCAGCTGACACTGGTATTATTTTGTTTTCCAGTGCCGCACATTTAGCTTCAAGCGCATCGAATTTACGTACCAGGTACTCAGCATTTGTTTCATTCACTTTCAGATCTCGTGGTACACATTTCCCGCGAAGAAACCCTTCCATTTCGAAAACATTCATGCGCATTTGCGTAACTCCGATAACTCGTTAAAACGTTCCATAAACATCCCGTAGGCATGGCCTGGTGACAGTGGAATAACTTTGAACATCTCTGTCGCCGGGATACCTTCCAGTACAGGCCAGAAAGAGCCATCATCAAGCCCGAGATCGCGACGTTCGGTTGCCAGCATAATGAGATCGGCATATTTCACTGGCGTGCTCATAACAGGAGGTAACCCGTATTTCTCACGGATTACGGCGTCTATTTTTTCTTCCATCCGTTTATAGTCAGGAAGAAGGCGTTTCAGTGGAGCAGGGATGTCCTGGCAATACGCTTCTGTTGCATCATGCATTAACGCTTCAGGTAATGACTCCAACTTATTGATAGTGTTTTATGTTCAGATAATGCCCGATGACTTTGTCATGCAGCTCCACCGATTTTGAGAACGACAGCGACTTCCGTCCCAGCCGTGCCAGGTGCTGCCTCAGATTCAGGTTATGCCGCTCAATTCGCTGCGTATATCGCTTGCTGATTACGTGCAGCTTTCCCTTCAGGCGGGATTCATACAGCGGCCAGCCATCCGTCATCCATATCACCACGTCAAAGGGTGACAGCAGGCTCATAAGACGCCCCAGCGTCGCCATAGTGCGTTCACCGAATACGTGCGCAACAACCGTCTTCCGGAGCCTGTCATACGCGTAAAACAGCCAGCGCTGGCGCGATTTAGCCCCGACGTATCCCCACTGTTCGTCCATTTCCGCGCAGACGATGACGTCACTGCCCGGCTGTATGCGCGAGGTTACCGACTGCGGCCTGAGTTTTTTAAATGGCGGAAAATCGTGTTGAGGCCAACGCCCATAATGCGGGCGGTTGCCCGGCATCCAACGCCATTCATGGCCATATCAATGATTTTCTGGTGCGTACCGGGTTGAGAAGCGGTGTAAGTGAACTGCAGTTGCCATGTTTTACGGCAGTGAGAGCAGAGATAGCGCTGATGTCCGGCGGTGCTTTTGCCGTTACGCACCACCCCGTCAGTAGCTGAACAGGAGGGACAGCTGATAGAAACAGAAGCCACTGGAGCACCTCAAAAACACCATCATACACTAAATCAGTAAGTTGGCAGCATCACCGCAGATGCAGGTTAACAAAAAGAGAAATCTGCCGTCAACCATATGAACATGTTGATTTCATTATGAATGTGTTGTTTTAATATAAATTAATCAGTAACTTCATAAAAAGAATATAAGAAACAGATAATGCATGTATTTACATGCATATCAGCACAATGATAAATTACCTCCCTGAAAACACGATAAAGGTATAATTATGGAAGTTTCCGTTATATTTTTCTGGGTTATCACTGCTCTTATTGCCATCTTATTCTTAAAATCAGCAATAACCTACAAAATAAAAAAGCGAAATAAAACAGACATAGTGTTATATATATTGGCATTTTTATCAGCCGGATATACATTCCAGTATATTTACAATGACAATATATTTTCAGCGCTAAGGAGCATTGGCCTGTTTGTTACTCTGATAGTACTGAACATAGTATTTAATCTCTTGTTTAGTCTCTTATGCATTCTCTCGAAAATGATATTAATGTCACAACACATAAGGAAGATGCAAAAAAAACTAAAACAGATGCCTGTATCTGATTTTATTTATTATTTAATGAAAAAACACAACAAATACCCCACATATGTATTACACATGCCATCAAACAATATATTTGAAATAGGCTACAATATAATGAACACCGATCTGGTCATTGGCGAAAAAATTTATTTCAGGACACTAAGTAATCGTTCTTTATATTTTACCCTCACACAAGCCCCATTAATCGCCACAATAAAAGATGATGTGTTTTGCACTCTTCATGATTACTATAACCACAATAATGAAACGAAATCCACTATTGACAATTACATATCAAAAATAAAGGATAATCATAATACCCCATGGTTATTAAACAACGAAAACGTTCATGAATAAAAAACAAAGCGCCAATTCCCGGGATAAAACCAAAGAGCATAAACATATGAACCGGAAATTCTATTTCAAAAATATCCTGTGGGGAATGTGCCCCATTATAATATCCATATTGCATCTTATATATGACACACCAACAGAAGCATCGATAAAAGTTGACTTATTTCTGATACTCAGTGGCCTGGCTCTTCCTTGTTCAATATACCTGACAAAAACAATTACACTAAAATACACATCCATATCATTCTGGAAAAAACCTTTTTTCTGGTCTTATGGTATATATCATTTTCATCTTGTTTATATAATGATATGTATGGTTTTAGCAATACCTTCTGCAATGATCGTTTTATTCTTTCACTTTTATCAAAACATCACCAGAAACAGGAAATGACTGTCGCAATAATGAACATAAAAAGACAAACCAGGATGGCAGTAAATCAATAAAGTACGATTTCATAAGAATCATCAGAAAGACGGTGGACGCGATATCCGGCACGAGGCAAAACACAGCAACAAAAAATAAACCGGATATCGCGCCCGGTACTTTTCTAACTCAACTTCAGGCATTGTGCAAGTTTTGATCGTCGGTGGATTCACAGTCATGCCCCATTGATTCAGGCTGAAGACTCATATATCATTGGAAGAGACTAGAATCTCATTGCTGTGAAATTCCTTACAGAATCTTCAGCCCCATTTTATGGGGCTTTTTTTGGTCTGAACCCAGGCAGTTACCACACCTTCGGTATGTGAATAAAAAAGCCCGCAGTTTTTACGCTGCGGGCTTTGTTTTTTCTTTGTCACTTGCATGCACGGGTGCGGCTTTCGACCGAACCTTCGGCAACCGGATAGCGGGGGCTTTCACCCCCGCTGCGGTTTCTTACGGTTTACACTGCAAGAACGCCGCAAATTCTGACCACATGATGTTAAGTCTGAATTCACATGGTGAACGATGTATCATCCAGACGGTCAACAACATGGTTAAGCATAAAATGCTCACGATGATCGTTTTTTGCGGCATAGCGCTTGCTCCTTTTTCAAAGAGGCGCTAACCTTCTACTTGCTAAAGGTATGTAGATTAGGGCCTCGGCTAAACAGAGATGTTTTCCGGGGCCTTTCCACATCCGGCCTTCAGGTAATCCTTCCAGCCGTCAGCCGAAAGGCACCCGCGCGTAATGTACTGGTTTTCAGAGAGGTCCGCAATCTTCTGGTGACGGGATCATCTGCACGCCCCGGAGGGACGGGCTACCTCAGTATATTCAGGTGCAGGCTCTCTCTGTCCGGTCCGTTTTAAAATTGTCAAACGCACCTTTGCGGCGAAATCAGCCGCCTTTTTTCGCATCAACAAAACGCCCAAAACGCCCAAAACGCCCAAAACGCCCAAAACGCCCAAAACGCTGGGTAAAGCGTGCAACATTACCTTCTGAAGCAACAGTTCTCAGTTTGCCTGTATAGAACGGATGCGACTTAGAAGAAACGTCAATTGTAACATATGGGTAAGTTACCCCATCCAGTTCTATTACCCGGTCAGTTTTGATCGTCGACCCGATCCTGAAGTACTCATCAACACACGTGCTTGATGAAGTGATTTCGGGTGATGCTGCCAACTT